CCCTCACTTTGAGGGGGATTCGGTTCTGGCTCAATCGCCAAGGACTGCCATTTCGGCATCCCGTTAGGACTTATACTAACGATACGTAAGGACGTGAGAATGTGGTCATTTCTTCGTGACCTCGTCGCCTGGATGGTGCCGGGTCTTCCGGCATATCTGAAGGTGGCGATCGCCATTCTGACGTTGGTTGCAGCCTTAATCAGCTGCGTCTCAACATGACGACGCTCCGTGCCGTGGACGGTAAAGAAGAGCTGGGTGACTGGTCGGTTAAAACCCGATCTGTTGTCCAGTACCCTTCGCCGTATGCGAGCAGGAACTACACGTCTGAGACAAACCAAACTGGGCAGATCGCCCGGTCCTCTCGGTACCGTACGTGGGACTATCTCGCGAACTGGAAAACCGAACGATTGGAGGACAACTTCGTTCCACCCGACCACTACTTCTTCCTTCGGGAGTTGAAGCGGTCGTATGGCTCACGCACAACCATAACTCGGATACCTGGTGAGCTCGGCCGTACGGCCACCACCACAACAACCGAGTCTGGACTCTACGTGTCTCCCTTCCCAGGGGGCGCGCCAGATGTGCCAAATCTGCGAGCAATCGTAGAAGCCAAGGCCATTGAAAAGGCCAAGGGTGAGGAATGGAACGCTCCCGTCTTCGTGGCCGAGGCCCACAAGACCGTAGACATGGTGACTCGACGGGCCGTCTGGCTTGTCGATATCTTACGTGATCTACGACGAGGGAGGATCAAGAGAGTGGTTGACAATATAATCGACAGCCACCCTAAGACTCTTGATCGAATCGACCGGCACGGTGTCATCCATAGGTACAACAAAGCCTATGGGAAGAATGCACCGAAAGCCGCCGGTAACGCCTGGCTGGAGCTCACCTACGGGTGGACTCCGGCTCTAGCCGACGTCCGAGACTCAGCGACACTGCTTGCTGAGACCTTGGAGACTAAGCGCGCATTCAGCACCATCAGGGTGCGTGCGAAAGCTGGTCGTCAATACATCCTGGTTGACAACCTGGATCCAACTCCTTGGTCCCCGCTCAAAAAGCGGGTTCACGAGGTTGACCATAGCGTCAGATACACTTGGCGCTTACGGCTAGGCTTGCTGGATCTCCCAGCTAAGTTAGGTCTTCTGAATCCAGCTCTTATTGCCTGGGAACTTGTTCCGTTCTCCTTCGTGGCGGACTGGTTCTTTCCAGTAGGTGATTACCTGGAGACGCTAGATGCGGGTATGAGGTTCTTCCACCTCGGAGGGTGTTACACCCAACGTACGGAGTACCGCTTAACCAACGTCTGGTCCTACTCTGATGCGACAACAAGTGTTTCGGGCTCGGCCTCGGGTTCTCGGATCGAACTGATCCGCTCTCCCGTAACTGAGACACCAGCACCGTCGTACAGTGACTTCCCCTCAAAGCTCGGTTTGATTGGGGGCAAGAAGGCCGTTTCGGCCATCGCTCTGCTTCAGCAGAATCTCCGCTTCTTGCGGTAACTCTACAGGTCACTCGTGATCTTTCTATGAAAGGAACTCGGTAATGCCGGTTCAAGCCTCTCTGACCCTCCCGGATGGCGCGTCCACTCCGGTGAACTTCACCTTCAACCCCAACGGGGTTGTCGCTCAACCGAACCAGACAGTCGTCGGTTCATGGCTCAACAAGTCGGCGGGTTACACCGTTGGCAACATTGAGATCGTTCATCAATACAAGCCGATGAACGCGAACGGCATCTCGCGTCAGCGATTCCTGATCAGGCGGCCCTCCTTGGAGGTGCTTGCCGGCGGTGCGACCAATACGGGCTTCGAGCCCAAGCCCACTGTGGCTTACGAGAACACCGCGGTTCTGGAGTTCTGGACGCACGAGCGTTCGACCTTCCGAGAGAAGGAGGATATCTGGGCGTTCGCAAAGGCGTTGGCGGCATCCGTGCACGTCTACACCTCGGTTTCGAACACCGAGCGGCCCTGGTAAGTGACATGAGCGACAGATTTGCCGGCCTCGCGGCCGCTCATCCTACCGCTGTCACTTGGGAGGAGGTGCCGTTCTGGCGCACTCTTCCCTACGACCCTCCGTTGACCCAACAGGAATTGGCCTCCGAATTGCCTGCTCTGCTCCGCAAGGAGCCGATGCTGGCTGAGGATTCGCCGGAAACCTGAAGGGCTGACCCTGGAGCCTCCCGGCTCCAATTCTCTCTCATGAAGGACAAACCATGTTCCATGGCCTTGCGGCTTCGCCGCGACGTTCGACCCATGCCCCACGCCGTAATGGGCGGCGCAGGCCTCTCAAGACACTTCCCGCAAGGGAGGTCGTTCCAGAGGCTGAGCGTAAGCTGGTGTTCGACGTACTCGAGAACCTGGGCACTGCCCGGGCACTCACAGTCTGGCTGCTGTACTCGTCGGGTCACCCCGATGATATAAAGCAGATACTTGAGCTGGAGTGCAAAGCCAAACACTACCTAGAAGATGCGGACTCGTTTCGCCTCGACTGGCAGGCGACCAAACTGCTTTCCAAGCACGCTGGTCTTAATGCTGGTATCGACAAAGTAGCAGTAGCGATTGCATCCGCCGAAGAGGCGGAAGAGCAATGTCGGATCACCAATGAGAGACTTATCCTGGCACGGCGAGGAGTGCCCGCGCACTCCCCGGGATTAAATGCGGTATGGTACCGCGCTTCCCAGATAATCGCCCGTGTTTTAGGGGACGTCCCTGTATGGTGGTTTGATGATCCGAACTACGAACGCCTCTCTCGAGAGGAGTTCGACGCTGAGAATCCTCCTTGTTCGGGGTTAAAAGCCCGACGCTGGAGACAATCCGACCGACACTTTCACCCTTCGGGGTGGAGCAAAGGAAGGACTACCTCAGCATCCGGATCTGCTCTGTCCTCAACCCAAAAATACGGGTCTCGACCAGACGTATCTGTCAATGCCCGCCATCTCGTAGCACGGATGATGCGGGACTTCCCTCTGTGGAGTCAGGCGGCCTTGCAAGCCGACGGACGATGCTCTATGCTTCCTCAGGCATTAGAGTGCATGGAGGGGAACGTAATGTTGACAGTTCCGAAGAATGCCAAAACTGACCGTGTCATATGCTATGAACCGCATATGAACATTGGCCTGCAGCTATCTGTAGGCGACTACCTCCGTAACCGCCTCAAAAGGGCGGGAGTGGATCTCAGTTGTCAGGACATCAACCAGCGCCGAGCCCTTCTGGGCTCCAAGACGGGACATCTGGCGACGATCGACCTAAAGTCGGCGTCGGATACCGTGGCGAAAGAGCTCGTCTGGGAACTTCTCCCAGTTGATTGGGTCATCCTTCTGGATGATCTTCGCTCTCGTAAGACACTTTGGCCTGATGGCTCCTGGCGTACGAACCAGAAGTTCTCCTCTATGGGGAACGGGTTCACGTTTGAGCTTGAAAGCCTGATATTCTATGCGATCGCATCCGCGATTGCTCCGAACGTCAGTGTCTATGGTGATGACATCGTTGTTCCGACGACGCACTTCACTGAAGTGTGTGAGGGACTTGAGGCCTCCGGGTTTCGAGTTAACTGGAACAAATCGTTCGTCACAGGGCTCTTTCGAGAGTCATGTGGGACCGATGGATTTGGCGGTACTCTTGTTACTCCTTTCTATCTCAGGAACTCTATCAAGAGTCTGAGTGATGTCTGGCTG